TGATTATTAACAAAGTTACCTAAGTTACCTATTTTTAATAAATAAACTATGTATAGTATAATATATTACTTTTATTTTTATAATAATGAATAATTAAACATAAATCTATGTAAAATAAATTGATTTTTAGCATTTTGGTAACTTCGTTGAAAATCAATACATTAACTAATTTTCGGTTACCTTTTTTAAAATTATGACAGAATCACAATTACAACAGCAAATTATTATATTTGAAAATAATAATTATTCGATCAACAAACTAAGTGTTATTTTTGCAGTTCCAAATGGCGGAACAAGAAATATACTTGAAGCCAAACTTTTAAAAGCAAATGGGGTTATGGCTGGCGTTTCAGATTTGATATTGATAATTAAAAATAAAGTTTTTTTTATCGAATTGAAAACAGAAAAAGGAATACAATCAGATCAACAAAAGATATTTGAAAGTAAAGTATCTGATCTCGGTTTTGAATATTTAATTTTTAGATCACTTGAACAATATAAATTATGGCGAAATGGAATATAATCTACTACTCCGACTTTATGATTACCATTGCAATTTATTTATTGAGGGTAAAATATGCTTTGAATATTTCCAAGCAATAGAAACGGAATATATTAAACGACAAAAACTATTTATAATATGTCTAAACTAAACAAACTCGAACAACTAAAAAAAGATATAAGACAAGCGTATATTGAAATGAATTACGAAAAAGCTAAGGAGTTGGAGAAAGAATTGGATTTTATAAATTATGGACTAAGATGAGAAACATAACGGAAATACTTAAAGATGCTGATAAAGCTAAAGAATTAAAAAGTTCAATTGAGTTTTGGAATGAAATAGCGGATAATAAATATAAATTTTCACTAATAGAAATTAGATTTGCTAACGAACATATTCGAGAATTAATCTTAAAATTAAATGATTGTGATTTAGATTTTTATAATTGTTTAGAAAAAATGTATTTAAATGAAGTGTAGTATCAAAATAATTTTGTAGTTTTGTGGTTATGGCAAGACCAAGTGAATATAATTTTGAAATGTGTAAAACAATTTGCTCAGAAGTAGCAGAGGGTTTTAATATAAAAACTATTCTTAAATCTAAAGAAGAATATCCAACGTTTCAAACTTGGTGTAATTGGAAGCGTGAGCATCAAGAATTATTTGACCTATATGTAAAGGCAATGCAAGATAAAGCAGAAAGTGAGATTGAAGAAATTGACCACGTTTATGATATGCTAAAAGCTGGTGGACTTGAACCAAGTGTTGCAAACGTTTTAATACAAACTAAAAAATGGACTGCTTCAAAATTCTATCCTAAAATGTTTGGTGATAAAGTTCAACAAGAGCATAGTGGAGAAATCAAAGGAAACGTACCACCACAAATAGTATTTATCGACACAGATAATGAACATTAAATTCTCAAAGAAATACAAACCACTATTTGAAATATTACAAGGTAAGCATCCCGAAGTAGATACTATAATTATTACTGGGGGGCGTGGTTCTGCAAAGTCGTTTGTTATATCTGTTTTTTCTTTAATTGCATTAGTTCAACACAAATGGAACGTTTTATATACAAGATTTACAAATGTTTCTATTATTGATTCTATTAAACCCGAAGTTGATGATAAAATAGAATTGTTGAATTACGAAAACTATGTAAATTCTACTAATACACACATTGAAAGTAATGGCAATAGAATAGCTTTTAAAGGGATAAAAACTGGTAGTAAACAACAAACGGCAAATCTTAAATCGTTATTTGGATTTAACTGTTTTGTAGTTGATGAAGCAGAGGAACTACCAGACTATGAAACATACGAAAAGGTATTTTTATCAATCCGTAGCAAAGAAAAACGAAACCTTACTATTTTAATTCTTAATCCGTCAAGTGTGCATCATTGGATATTTAGGCATTTTTTTAGTGGTATGAATGTTGATGCTGGTAGTAATTTAGTGAAAGATAACGTTTGTTATATTCATACATCATTTTTAGACGTTGAAAGAGAATATTTAGCGGATAACATAGTTAGTTACTATCAACAACTTAAAATTAAAGATGAAAAGAAATACAATCAAGTAGTTTTAGGTGGATGGACTGAGGCGGTTGAGGGGCGTGTATTTACAAATTGGACACGTAACACCTATCAAGACTTTATTAAATTACCTTTAAAATCATTCTTTGGAGTGGACTGGGGTAAAAATCATAAATTTGGAATAGTTGAATTAAAATACGATAGATACACAAATACTTTATATTGCCATCAACGTAACTACTTTTCAGAAAATGAGTTACTCGCTAAGTTAGAGCCAATCGAATTAGCAAATATAAACAACGAGGGAGGTATAATAATTCACACGTTTAAAAAGTTAGGTATTCCATACGATGCTGATGTAGTTTGTGATAGTGCCGTTCCTGATAATATTTTACTTTTGCGTGATTATGGTTGGGAATATGCAATTGGAATTGATAAACCAAAAGGAAGTGTTATGGCTGGAATAACATTACTACAATCAACAAATGTAGTTTATACAGATGTTTCTAATGGTATTGACTTAGAGTTTAAAAACTACTCTTACGCCAATGATAGGTTAGGAGTTGTTGACGATGAGGTTATAAAAGCATTTGATGATATTATTGACCCAATTAGATACGGACGTAGATATATTGAAAATAATTAACTATTTTTATTGTATCTAAATAATTATTTATATATTTGCTACAATTAATAACACACTTCGTGTGTAGTAGTGTTGAAAATCGTTAATAATGAAAGACTAACGAGTTATTAATTTTTATGTGAAGTCGCATAATACAAAACACAAATGAACGTAAACACTAATTTAATATTAAAGTCTTAATCGATTATTTCGGTTAGGACTTTTTTTCTTTTATATGGGATTTAATTTTAACATTGGTTACAATAGCGGTTCGTTGCCTAATTACGTTGAGCGTGATAGTGCTGGTAATATGTGGTATTCTATTTTAGATGCATTTGGTGGTGGTAAGAAAAAAGGATTTAAAAATGAAAGCCATAAGTTAGAAATAATTCTAAACAATCCAGCTATTTTAAAAGTGTTTTGTTTTTTAGCAGATACTTATAGCCAAGTTAAGATTGATAAATATAACAATGATAAGTTAGTTGAAAAGGATTTTTTATATAGTTATCAAAAAACGCCTAACGATTGGCAAACGTGGACAGATTTATTTTGGGAGCATAGATTTTGGTTAGCTGGTGGAAATGCTTATTTGTATGTTGAAGCTAATACGTGGTATTATTTACGTCCTCAAGGGTTAGATTTTACCGATGCGCAAATAAAAGCCTTTAGTCAAATATCATTTGCAAGTAAGTATAAAAAAGACATTACTAACCAAACGTTTAAATACAAAAACGAAAATAATGTAGTTCAAGTTCTTAAGTTTTCAAACCTACACGTTTTTACTGATATGTCAGGCGGTGTTAGTGGTAATTGGTTAAAAGGAAATAGCAGAATGGATGCTTTGTATCAAATAGCTATTAACTCTCAATATGCGTTACAATCTAAAGGCACAAACCTAAAATATACTGAAAAGTTTTTAGTTAGCGGTCAACACGATGCAAAAGATACAACGAGCCGACCGATGGCAGAAACTGAAAAAGATAGTATTGAACAATCTTTAGAGAATGGTAGAAAAGTAAACGCTACTAAGTCAAAAGTTGATATGCAACAAATGGTATCTAATTTAGCACAATTGCAGTTAGATGAAGCCTACGAAAGCGATTTAATTAAGGTCGCTAATATGTACGGAATACCTAAAGATGTGATTGATATTTTAGCTAAAGGTAGTACTTACGAAAATCAAGAGAAAAGTTTAGGTAAGTTTATTAATTATAATGAAATGCCGAAAGTTCAACAAATGACCGATACACACGAGGTTATTTTAGATGAGCAAGATTTAAGAGGTTCTTTTAAACATTTACCATTTAATTCTGTATTTGAAGTTGATAAAATAAACAATCGTAAAGTTGAATTAGAGAGTTTGAAAATTGCGGTTGAATTAGGAGTTGAAAAGAGTATTATTGACGCTAAATTAAAACAAATTTATGAGTACTAAATTGACACCAAAGGAAATTGAAGAGCAGCTTAAAAAAGAAGCTACTGATAAAATGAATAATAAGTTAAAAGCAATTAAAGATAAAAAAGAAATTAAGAAATGATAAAGTCACACTATTTTAGCGATAAAAATTTCTCTACAAAAGAGGAACTTTTTAAGGAATTAAGAGATAATAAAGATTTTCTTATTGAAAGCAAAAAGTCTTTAATTCAAAAGTCTTGTGATAAAGGAATTTCAGTTACTTGTAAATCTTTAGACTTATTAAAGTTTTCAGACCAATTAAAAGGTATTAAAATAGATGATAACTTCTATTATATTGCGGTTAATTCAACAAGAATTTTAGATAACCACGATGATTTACATTTAGATGGTATTTGGAAAAAGTCTATTTCAGAGCAACAAGGCAAAAACTATTTAATACTTGACCACGATTTAGAAGTTAAATCAGTTGTAGTTAGAAAAGAACATATTGAAATATTTACTGCTAAAGTTCCATTTGCTTTAATTGGTAAACCTTACAACGGTGACACAGAAGTTTTGATTTATAAGGTAGCGAAAGATAGAATAAAAGACGCAATAGTAAAAGAGTGGTTAGATAGTGGAGATGCAATTGAGGGAAGTGTTAGAATGCAATATGTTACTATTTTATTAGCAATGGATAGCAACGCTCCTGAGGACGAAACTGAAAAGAAAAATTATGATGATTATTTGCAATATATAGCTAACAAAGAAGATTTTGAGTATATATATTACTATTTCATAATCAAAGAAGCAAAGAACGTAAAAGAAGCAAGTTTAGTTGTATTTGGGAGTAATTCCGCAACTGGATTAGTAAATAATAAACAAGCCGAGAAATCACTTGAGAATAAAGAAGAGCCGTTGCAAGACACTCAAAAAGAGGAAGTAATTACAACAGAAAAAAGAAAGTTAAGTATAATTTAAACACAAAAAACTATGTTTGTTTACAAAAAAACAGAAGAATTGGAAAAATTAACTCCAGCAGAGTTAGACCAATACAAAGCGGAAATGAAATCGCACGAAGATGCGCTTTTAAAAACTAGTATTTCAGAAGAAGTTAAAGGACAGATTACGGCTGGTCAAGAGGCTTTAAAAACATTTTTAGCTGATGAGGTAGCTAAACAATTGTTAGACGCAAATAAGTCTAATGGAAACGAAAATGTTAAATCTTTAGTTGAAGAAATTAAAGAAAACAAAGAAGCTATTAAAGCTATCGCTCACGGAGATAAAAAGACAGAAGTAGAGATTAAAGCACTATCTAATAGAGCTTCTATTGCTAATAATACCGAAGCTATTAGATTAACTGACATCGGACAATTGGGTGTTAAAAGACGTGCTTTATATGACTTTTTCCCTAAAGTACAAGTAGGTGATGGAAATCATAACGGAACTATTGCTTATATTGACTGGGATGAGGACACAACAGTTAGAGCGGCCGCAATAGTTGCTGAGGGTGCAACTTTTCCTGAAAGTACTGCTAAATTTGCAGAGTACACTAAAAAACTTCAAAAGATTGGTGATACATTGCCAGTTACAGAGGAATTTATGGAAGATGAGGTTTTGGCAAGTTCTGAACTATCAAAATTCGTAGGTATTAATGTAAACACTGTTATTGATACAAAAATTGCAGTCGGTGCTGGTGGCGCTAATGATATTGAGGGTCTTTATACTGCTTCTCCAACTTACACACCAGTTGCAAGTGGTATTACTGATGCAAATATTAAAGATTTGGTTCGTAAAATGAGAACTGCAATTGTAAAAACAAGAGGCTCAAAATATGCTCCGAACTTTGTTTCTGCTAATTCTGACACTATTGACAGATATTTCTTAAAAAAAGACGCAAACAATAACTATATGTTTGATTCTGAAACTGGAACTATTGCTGGTTTATCTATCGTTGAAGATAATAATTTAGCTGATAACACTTTAGTAGTTGGAGATGGAAGATACGGAACTATCTACGAAAAAGGTGGCGTTGTTCTTTCAGAAGGATATTCAGGAACTCAATTTGTTGGGGACATGAAAACTATCAAAGCAAGAGTAAGATTATTATTCTTAATTAGAAATGTTGATAAAACTGGTTTCTTGAAATGTACAAATATCACAACTGCTTTAGCAACTTTAGCAACTCCTTAATAATTTTATAATATGGCAAAATCAGATATAGAAATCGAATTTACTGCCGATTTTGAGAGTATTAAAAAAGGAGAAGTAAAAACTTTTAGTAAAGATATTTCAAATATTTTCATTAATGAATTAAAGATAGCTAAGCTAAAAGAAGTTAAAGAAGTAAAAACAAAAACGAAAACTAAATAAAAATGTATCTAATAAACGAGGCTAATTTCACAAGGGAGTTATCAATTCCAAATTTAACAAGTTCTCAGAGTGGAAACGCTACGGAGCTTGCTTATTATGGCGATGAAAAGCCTCGTTTGTTGTTACAGATGAGTTTAGGAAACGTTTTATTTTCTCAATTAGATAGTCAAGTAACTTCTGGCGTTTTAAATCCATTAGCAGACCAAAAATGGAAAGATTTAGTTAATGGTGTTACGTATGATGGCAAAGTTTGGAAAGGATTGAATTATCAAGAGGGTAGTTTTAAAATTTCCTTATTAGCTTATTATACTTATTGGAATTGGGTAAACGATAGTTATTCAAGTAACTTTCAAATCCAAGCTAAAAACGCTGATAATATCAATCCTACAAGTACGCTTGTTGACGTTTGGAATAAGTTTTTAGAAATGTATCAAGGCGTTAACTATAATTGTATTCCGAGAGTGAGTTATGTTCACGGAGCTACGTTTGTTGATTACTTTGGAAACCAAAATAGTAACTATGTTTCTTTGTTGCAGTTTCTAAAAGATAATCCAACAAATTACCCTGACGCACAACTTTACACGTTTGATAATTTAAGTAATTCTAATTCCTTAGGACTATGATAATTGCAAATGCATTAAAGAGGTTGTTTGACGGAGCAGTTGCAGATTGTACTTTTTTAGGTATTACACAACCAAATACTACTATTCAGTATTGGTATGGCGACCAAAAAGAGTTAATATCTTGGATTACACAACGTAAAAACCTAACTAATTATCCTTTAATATGGTATGTTATAAATGAATATACCGAGTTTCAAGGATGGTATGAAACAGATGCACGCTTAGTAATAATGCAAGACACACAATTACAAAGGTTAAACGATTGGCGTACACAAAATAGTTACGAGGGTGTTTTAGAGCCAGTTTGGGAAGTTGTGAAAGAATTACTTACTACAAATCAACATTTGAATGTAATGGGTGATTTTGAAACAAGATTTAAACTAAGAACTATCCCAAATTATGGTGTTGAGCCAAGTGATAGTTTAAGCGGTTCTAATCCGAGAGGTGAACAAAGTCAATCAGTTGATTTAATTGATTGTTTAGCGGTTGATTTCAAATTGAGAATAAAGGCAAAATGTATAATTTAATAATTAAAAAACAATGATATTAATAAATCAAAAAGATTGCAACACAACACGTAAAAATTTAGGTGTTCCTGATTGCATTATTCAAAATGGAAGGGTAACTGGATTTATTGCAGTTGACCCAGCGTGGCAATTAGACACGGCAACTGACACTTTTACAAGTTCTGAGGCAAACGCATTTATTCAAGATGGTACTTTTATACCAGTTTTAGGGGCGGTTGAAGCTATAAACGGTACACCTGAGGCGGTAACAGAAGAGTTTCAAGGTGGTATTATGAGCGTAGTTCGTAACGGATTACCAATGTTCACTTTTAAATTTTTAAAAGGTTGGGCGTATGCAAGAGCATTATATTCAATGAACTCTTTCCAATCGTATAAATTACTTTTAGTTTTTGAAGATGGTTCTATATCAGGAGCATTAAGCGGAACTACTTTTAGCGGTTACGATTTAGGGATGTTAAACACTGGTACTTACTTTCATACAGATGGAGCGGTATCAGGAAACAATACAACAGTTGTTCAATTAACAAACGCTGACCAGTACAA